CTATAATATTACGATTAAATCGTAAAACAATTTCGAAAGGATTGGAAAGTGTGGCGATAGAGAAAATTACGCTAATAGCAGCCCGCAAGATGGCAGGTCTTACACAGCGAGAGCTGGCAGAGGCTTGCGGCGTTTCAGAAGGCACCGTCAGCCGATGGGAAAAGGGAATCAAGGATCCGACAATTACCCAAGCGAAAAGAATTGGGGAGATTTGTGGGATTCATTATGACGATATTATTTTTTACCCAGAGTTACGATTAAATCGTAAATAGTGAACGATTAAAATAAAAGGAGGGCGTCATATGTGTGAAATCTGTCTGCGATCTCCTTGCCATTCCCGATGTCCAAATGCGCCGGATCCGACACCGGTGTTCATTTGCTCCGGTTGCGGCGGGGAAATTTACGAAGGGGACGAGTATTGGGACATCCTCGGCGAGCAGTTCTGCGAGGCATGTGTCAATAACGCCAGAAGGGTGGCTGAGTTTGATGAAGCTGACTGAGCGCAATTATTACAGCCAGGAGGCTAACATAGAGTACTTCTCTGTCAGCCAGTTCAAGGACTTTCAGAAGTGCCCTGCGATGGCAATGGCGAAACTCAGAGGGGAATACGAAGAGGAATTCGGAAGGGCGCTGCTGCTCGGAAGCTACGTCGACGAGATGCTGACCGGCAACGATGAATCGATTAAGAACTTCATTGTGGAGCATATGCCGGATCTCTTTAAGAAGAACGGTGACCGCTATGCAGATATCGAGCAGGCGGACGAGACTATCGTCCGAATTCGGAAGCAGCCTCTGATGATGCACTATTTGTCCGGTCAGCACCAGGTGATTATGACTGGCGAGATTGAAGGGGTTCCGTTCAAAATCAAGATGGACAGTTTCAAACCGGATGAATATATCGCTGATTTGAAGTACATGGCGAGTCTGAGAGCGCCGAATATGTTCCAGCCAATGGTGCAGTATTGGAGCTACGACGTACAAGCTGCCGTTTACAGAGAAATCGTCCGCCAGAATATCGGCAAAGAGCTGCCATTCTTCTTCGTGGTAGCAACGAAAGAAAAGCCGGCGCATCTGGCGGTAGGGGAGATCAGCTCCTGGAATATGGACCAGGCGCTGGAGAGAGTGAAAAAGCATATCTTCCATTTTCAGAGAATTAAAAATGGTGAGATAGAGCCGGAGCGATGCGAAGAGTACGGCTGCGATTATTGCACCGGCACGAAAGTCATAACGGAAGCCATCGATACAGACCTGTTCGGCATGAGCGCCGCACAGCTAAAAGGCATGATAGGGGAGATGTAAATGGCAAATGCACTGATTTATACGCAAAGCGGTGGCGGTAAGACCTGCAACTCCACATTGGTTGCTGCGCCAAAACGGAAAAAGAACCTGCTTATCTGTTCTGATAACAGCAGCATCGTTCTAAAAAATTTTGACCGGAAGAATCTGACGATTAAGAATGTTGGAACGGTCAAGGACTTCATTGGAGAGTACCAGGCTGGCTACCAGAGCAAGCAGTACGACAATATCATCCTGGATAACCTCTCGGATCTCATCGATATGTGGCTCCTGGAGCTCGATGAGAGTGGCAAATTCCGCGATTTCCGCCAGGCATATCAGCTGGTATATCAGAGCCTCAAGCGCCTCACCAGGGAGAGCACGATGCTCGACTGCAATACCATCTTTACCGCCTGGTGCGACAACGTGGAAGTGACCCTGCCGACTGGCGAGGTAGTCAACCGCATGCAGCCGAAGATTCCGGCAAAGATTCTGGATAACGTCTGCGGTCTGATGAATGTGGTTGCTTATATCAATACGGCGACCGACAAAGACGGAAATAAGCGTTGGTACTACGTCATGGAAGGCAAGCCGACGCTTATGGCAAAAGATCAAATCGCATGCCGCAAGAGCTGCATGCCTGAAGAAATCTTTACTACTCGGGAAAAGTAAAGAAGACACAACCAACACTGGCTGGAAATGAATCCTACACCAGCAAGACAGTTGTGCCTTCCATTGCGGCAAACATAGCATAGCGTTGAAAGATTGTCAATAACGAAAACAAATAAAGCTTAAAACGTTGAGGAGGAAAAATGATTATGGCGAACTGGACTTTTAACCCGAATGAATATGAAGAGAAGGACTATGCACCGATTCCGGAAGGGGATCACCGCGTCAGAATCGCAGAAGTGGTAGAAAAGGTGTTCCGAAACAGCGGCAACGAGGGCTTCGAAATCACGCTGGACGTATCCGGCTACAACAGCAAGCTCTGGTACTACCTGGTGCTCGATCCGAGCGATACGAAGAAGACCAACCAGCGTATCGGTACCTTCTTTGACAGCTTCGGCATCACGGATATGAATATGGCGCATTCCCATGGCTGGGTTGGCAAGGTCGGCGCCGTCCGTGTGAAGCACGAAGAATATCAGGGAGATAACAAAGCGAAGGTTGCGTTCTGCATCTCCAAGGCGCGTCAGGATAAGCTTCCGGAAGCTAAATTCTCCAACAAGGCAGAAAACAGCTTCGGACCGATTGAAATCAGCGACGACGAGCTCCCTTTTAACTAACGATGGGTATCCAGCTACGGGAATACCAGCAAGATTTGTACGAGAAGACTGTGGCCGCATTCCGGCGTGGCAAAAAGAGAGTGCTTGTCACCGTCGGATGCGGGGCAGGGAAGTCCTACATATTCGCCAAAATGGCGGAGCGAACAAACGGTCCTGTGTTGGTGCTTACCCACCGGCGAGAACTATTAGAACAGACAGGGCATCTATTCCGGCAGCACGGGATTGATGCCCGAGTCGAAATGATTCTCACCGAGGCAAACCGCCTGGGGCAACATGAGCGCCCGGCACTCATCATCACAGATGAAGCGCATCTGAGCCGGTCCAATTCGTGGCTGAAGGTCTTGGATTACTACAACACCTATACGGTCGGCTTCACGGCAACGCCGGTGCGCCTGGACGGGAAGCCTCTGGGAGATATCTACGAAGAGTTGATTACCGGCGTCTCCGTCAAATGGCTCATCGCAAACAAGCGATTGGCGCCATACGAGTATTACGCGCCGACTGCCGTTGAGACTGACAGCTTGCGGGTGCAGGGCGGAGACTATGTGATCAGCGATATGGAACGTCTTATGACGGAAAGGGCAATCTATGGCAATGTCATTGAGTCGTATCAACGCTTTGCTCCGGGAGAACGGACTATCTGCTATTGTGTTTCCGTTAAACACGCCAGAGAAACAGCAGACGCTTTTAATTCCGCTGGAATCCGGGCTGAATTTCTATCTGCTGGAACTCCGGCAGGACGGCGAGCAGAGATCATGGAAGCTTTCCGAAGGGGTGAATTTACCGTCCTCTGTAACGTCGGGATTATAAGTGAAGGAGTGAGCATAGATGAAGTCAGCTGCTGCTTGCTCCTCCGGCCGACAGAGAGCCATGCCCTCTACTGGCAGCAGGCCATGCGGTGCATGCGCTACCAGGAAGGGAAGACGGCGAAAATCATCGATTGCGTGGGCAACTACACCCGCAATCCCTTGCCGGATGCTGATGTGGAATGGAGCCTGACGAAGCAACTTCGGAAGCGTCCTGCAATCAATTCGGAAGGGGACTTCCATATTCGGAGTTGTCCGAATTGCTTTAAGGTTTTCAAAACGGCGCCTATCTGTCCGTTTTGTGAAACACCTTATCCGCTGCACCCACGTGAGCTCAAGGCGCATAAGGACATCGCACTGATTCGAATCACAGCCGAGCAGGCTGCAGAAGCAGAGAAAAAGCGAAAACAAGCCAGAAGGGAACAGGGGCAGGCAAAGACCTTTCCTGAGCTTTTGATGATTGGGAAAGAACGAGGTTATAAGAACCCTGCTGCCTGGGCCTCTATGGTTATGAGAGGGAGGAGATGAAAGTATAAATGACCGAATGGCAGAGGAAGGCGTTGGCTCTTTACAATGCGGGATACTCTAAAGCCGCAATTGGACGTCAGCTTCAGAAGGAGATGGGTGCTGCTACAGCAGAAAGTGCACGAGACCGGGTACGACGCTACTTAAAAAACCATCCTGTATCCCCGGTGAATGCAGAGTCTGCGGTACAAGCCCCAAAATATGAAGCTTTGGAAAATCTGACTCCTCGGCGGCATGTGATGGATTGGGACGGTGCAAGGGTTATTCGCTTTGGACTCATGGGAGATACCCAGATAAACAGCAAATACACCCAGCTAAGCCATCTACATCGTTTCTATGACATCTGCGCGCAACTAGGTATCGACAGGGTATTCCATACCGGAGATATCGACGAGGGTGAGCAGATGCGTCCTGGACACCAGTATGAATGCTATGAGCAAGGCGCCGACGACCATGTGGCAGAAATAGTACGTGTTTATCCTCGAAGAGAAGGAATAACAACCTATTTCATTACCGGCAACCATGATGCCAGCTTGTATAAACGTGCCGGCATGGATCTTGGCAGAGCAATCGCAGATAAGAGACCGGATATGATCTACCTCGGCAGAGACTGCGCTGTAGTAAATCTTACGGAGAAATGTACCCTGGAACTGCGCCATCCCTGGGACGGCACCGCCTATGCGCTGAGCTATAAACCTCAAAAAATCATAGAGGCTATGGAGGCAGACAGCAAGCCCAATATTCTGGCCATCGGTCATTACCACAAAGTAGAGTACCTGTTTTATAGGAACGTGCATTGTTTCCAGACCGGATGTTTCCAGAGTCAGACTCCATTCACCCGAGGCAAGGGCATCAGCGTCCATATGGGCGGCTGGATAGTGGAGATTTTGGTGGGGGAGGACGGTGCAATTAAAGAGATAATGCCTACTTTGATACCCTTCTACGCAGCTAAGGAAAATGATTGGAAGAATTGGAGAGGAATTATTAGATGAGACAGGGACAGGGTTCTTCTGTTACAAGCGGAAATGACGAAAAAATAATGTCAAGCAATCCGCGAACTTCGCCGAAGGCTCAAAAGAAGAGCCAACCGCACTCTGCAGAGCAGAGAGGCTTGAATAGTACACAATCAGAGTTGTCGTCTACTGCCGCCGCGGACTTGCTTGACATTGTCAATCTAGCAGGAATTCCAGCATATGTCAACAATATTCTCAATAGTTCGTAACAGATGAATATAAGAAACTAGATAAGAAAATATATTAGAAAATATATAAGAGCGACATGAGATCGCCGCTGAGCGAGGAGGCGGTCTTATGAACGCAGAAACTGCACTGCAAAACAAGATTATTGTGGCGCTCTGCCAGCACGGCTGCTATGCCGTGAACCATACGGTCGGAGACTTTTATACGAAGTATGGCGGCAGAGTTTCGGTGGGGAAGCCCGGTGAGAGCGATATCCGCGGGCATCGAGCCGACGGCAGAGCATTTTATCTCGAAGTAAAGTTGCCGGGGGAAGTGCCACGACAGAATCAGATGGACTTTCTGGAAGCGATGAGAAACAGCGGCGCAATCGCCGGATGGTGCACCTCGGTGGATGAGGCAATACGCATCGTAATGGAGGTGATGTAATGTATTTTTTGACCTTTCTGTTATCGCTTTTGAGCTCATGGCTATTCTGCTTGGGAATCATCCTGACAAAATGGATCTTTGAACAAATTGGCGTCACTCTGTTTGTAATGGTTTTAACTGCAATGTTGATGATTATCGTGCTTGCAATAGGAGATAAAGAATATGACAAATAAGAAAAATCTTCGTCGAGTATCCATTGTGGTGACTGCGCAGACGCTGCATCACCTGAATCATTTGGCGGCCATAAACGGCTGGGGAGAGAAGGATATTGGCCGTGTGATTGATAAACTCATGCGGTCCTGGCAGATTGAGAAACAGGACGGTGCACATCATGAACGAACAGGCGATTAGTATTAGATTTGCAAGCGCCATTGTGAGATGGCGGAAACGATTAAATATGAATGCAAAAGAGTTTGCAGACTTTGTGGGCATCAGCGAGAACACGGTCTATAACTACGAAAGCGGACGCTGCATGCCGCAGTTATATACGGCGGTGCTGATTGCCGAAAAACTTGGAACGTCTTTGGACGGTCTGCTGCGCGGGGAGTGATGTTATGGTGAGGCGAAATCTGCAAGTCTGTGCCAGATGTGGCAGGAGGTTCGGCGACTTGCAGATTCGCCGCTGCCACAATGAAGCAGTCAATCAGACGCTCGGGACACATATCTGCTATTACTGCTGCAGGCGCTGTAAGTTCCACACGAAACATCCTCTTTGCGGAGCTATCGGCTGTTCTTACAATACATAGAAGGGGGTCAAGCGTGTGATTCCAAATGAACTGAAAGAAAACGCCCAGTGGTGCGTTTGGAAACGGGAGATTCGTGGCGGAAAGCCTACGAAGGTCCCTTATGACCCGGTGACGGGCAAACGGGCAGAGACAGATAATCCCGACACATTCCGGACGTTTGAGGCTGCCGAAGAGGCATTTACCATCGAGCCGGAATACAACGGCGTCGGCATCCGTGTGAGCAATGGCTTTGCGGCAATCGATATCGACCATTGTGTGACGGATGGTGCATTATCGGATCTCGCCAGAGAGATCTGCGAACGCATGAATTCCTATACGGAGCTGTCTCCGTCCAAAACCGGCCTCCGCATCCTAATCAAAGGCGACTTGTCATATGACAAGGGAAAATACTATCTGAAAAATCCAAATAACGGCGTCGAGCTCTATGTTTCCGGCATGACGAACCGTTTTGTGACGATAACAGGAAACTCCCTGCTCAATCTTCCGGTGCGCACCATTACGGCGGAAGAGTTGCAGGGACTTTTGGACAAATATATGCGCAGACAGGCGCAGAAGGCACCGGAGAGACTTTCGGACGAGCAGGTGATTGCAAAGGCAAGCCAAAATGAGAAGTTTTGCGCCCTGTTTGGCGGCGATATGACCGCCTATAACAACGATCATTCCTCGGCAGATTTGGCGCTATGCAATATCCTGGCATTCTGGACGGGAAAGGATACCGCCCAGATGGACAGCATCTTCCGTAAATCCGGTCTCTATCGTGAGAAATGGGAGAGAAACGACTATCGGGAGCAGACGCTGCAGCTTGCGGTCAATCAGTGTACTTCCACTTATGATCCGGCGGCAGCACGTAAAATCTGGGACCGACTGGATGCGCCGGTGTTCAATACTGGCACATGGACGGTGGACAATTCCGGTGTTTATCGCCAGGTCATCAATAAAAAGCAGGAGGAAACACTCTATGCGACGAGTACGCCGATTGCCCCGGTAGCTTACCTGGAGAATCAGAGCGAAGGCGTCCATAAGGTGGAGCTCCACTATCTCTGCAATGGCACCCAGCGGTCTCTCGTATGTGAGCGAGAGACTATCGCAAGTAAGAATAAAATCCTGTCTCTTGCCAACTACGGCATCAATGTGACTTCCAATGATGCCTCGGAGCTTGTCCGCTATTTGTCGGATATTGAGCGCCTGAATCCTATGGCGATTCCGCATTATAAATCGGTTTCGGCACTCGGCTGGGTAGGTAACGACTTTGTGCCGTATAACAGCAAAATCAAATTTGATGGTGACTCCGAAAACCGTGCGCTCTTCCAGGCGGTGGCGCAGGCGGGAGAATATGAAGCGTGGGTCGATTTTATGCGTCCTCTGCGGAAGAATCTCTATTTCCGCCTGATGATGGCAGCATCCTTTGCGTCGCCTCTGATTGAGCGCGTGAAGACTTTGCCGTTTGTCTTCCATCTGTGGGGTGAAACCGGAAAAGGTAAGACTGTGGCGCTCATGGCTGCCATGTCGATTTGGGGAGATCCGACTGCCGGCAAACTGACCAGGACGATGAATATGACAAACGCTGCTATGATGTCAACGGCGGCATTTCTCAATAATCTGCCATTTGCAGGCGATGAACTGCAGACCATCAAGGATGCCCATACATCCTACGACAAGCTCATTATGCAGATAACGGAGGGCATTGAGCGTGGCCGTATGCAGTATAGCAAAAACCTGCCGACCCGGCGCTGGAACTGTGCCTTCCTCTTTACCGGGGAAGAGCGCTGCACCAATGAAAAATCCGGTGGTGGTACGCAAAACCGCGTCTTTGAAGTGGAATTCGAGCATGCAGTCGTGGAAAACGGCGCCCAGGTCGTTCGTTTTATCTCGAAGAACTATGGCCATGCCGGCCGTAAATTCATTGAGTATGTCGCAGGGCGCCATTTGATGGAAGACTATGACGCCATTGCAGAAGAGATTCGCGGCGCCTGCCAGACGACAGATAAGCAGGCAGCGACGGCGGCGCTCATCTTACTGGCGGACAAACTGGCTTGCGAGAGCATCTTTGAAGGGGAAACGCCGCTGCGCGTTTCGGAGATTGCCCAGTTTATCAAAGATCGTTCGGAGGTGGATGTGCCGACTCGTGCCTATGATTATATTGTCAGCTGGATTGCCAG